CTACTTTTTCAACTTTTTAAGCGCCTCCGGCATTGGTTGTGAGCCGATGAACACTTTCTTACTGTCTACATTATCGGCAGCTTGCTTCTCAATTTTTAGAGAAAGCATTTTGGCTTTTTTTTCATTCATGCTTTGCACCCCCTTTCATTCTTTGACTCGTTGTATCCATACCAGTAATATTTGCGCGGACAAAACAAATACAACTTCAACTGATAGGATGCTTGTGTTAGCAAGACAGACGATAACTATTGACCAACGTGATAGATCGGTATTGATCATCATGTAAAAAATGGATAAGAGTATGCTTAATATTACCACAGTAAATGTACTCATGGGAATTACAGGAGCCGTGGAAAATAAAGCCACAGATACAACAGTACACATTGTCAAATTAAGATGCAGACCGCCAGTAATTTTCCGAGCAAATGCAAATGTACTCATAGCAATAATCGAACCTATTAAATGTCCAGTGAACCAGGATGAAATCAGAGTTAATATGATAGTTAAACGAAAATTTAGTTTCCGGCCCACTTCATAGGCAATAACTTCCGCATCTGCTGGTGGATAAGCTCTCTTTATGGACATTGCATACTTACGAGAGATTGTTTCAATCAATTTGCAAATCCCTCCGGTTTGAGAAGTAATATGAAATACCGAAACTCAATAATGCTGCCGGAACCAACAAAACGATCATGTAGTTAAGCAATAGCACCATGGCAAATGAAACGAAGATTAGCACGCCAATTGTAGTGATTAAAAGCCCTTTGTTTTTCTCATAATTGACTGCAATATTGAAATCATGCGGAGGTAAAGGGATGAACGAAAAGCCCCAACGAAAAAGTGTCAGACAAGCAGAAATAAAGTACGCAATGCTTATCGCTGTAATTTGTAACAATTGCACTTTGTACCCATGCGTCTCCAGTATCACAGCTTGGGCGTTACCTCCAATCGCTATATACCCCAACGTCAAAAACAATTGGACGGTGACGTAAGCGCTCATACCAGCACTGGACATAAGAGCAGCGTAAAACATTTTAATTTCAAGAACATAACGCATGAATAATATAATCAGTAACATTAAAACTGCCGTATCAATAATTGGTACGACGATTAAAATCCTAATGATATATGAAATACCAGCTGCTAAAACTGCAAAAAAAATCTTCGACCACAACCTATCCATTACTGGCACGCGATATAGCCTTAACATCAAAGCCAGGACCGCAAATACATCAAAAGCACCAATCAACACATAAGCAATTACCGCCACGTAGGACCCTCCACTATAAGAATGACTCAATTATAATGTATGGAGTGGCAATTACATAGCCAAAATCATACAGTTGCTGATATAATTTCAACTAACTTGATCCATCGATATTCTTCATCTAACATCAACTTAACTTCACGCCGAGAGGTATTTAAACCTACAACCACACCCGACAACGGTTCGTCATAGAAAGGGTTAAATAATACCAAATCAATCGTACTACTTCTATTATAAGAGTCAGTCAGCACTTCCCCAATTCGCTGATACTCTTGTTCATCTAAAACTGGCTTTCCCCGTCTCTCCTGCTGCTCACATTGAGCTAACCAAGCCTCTCTGTGTTCAGGTATGATCATTCTGGATGATTCGTACAATCCGTTTCCCTCAAGTCTGCTACGCATACAAGCTCCTCCTTAATATTCAGTCCAATAGTCAATGTTTCCCGACGGCGGCGTGCGGTCAACCTTAGGCCGTTCACCTTCACGCTCCCAGCCTTCGAGGATGACGATGTTGGCCGTATCCGATATATCATCCCAATGTATGTACTCAGCGGCAATGAGGGCGTCCAAAGCAGCCATGACATCGGGCTTGTGCTTCCCTGTTTTAACCGTTAGCTCGTGAATTGTGGGAAACCGACGTCGACCACCTTTGTAGTTGTACAAGATCCGAAGAACCTTCCTTTGATAATCCGTTAACATGTAATCACCTCTGGTCATATTATATGCGAACGTACGTTCTTTAAGCAACAGTAAATTCAGGGATATATGGAATTACATATAGAAACATTTTCCTAGGTCTGTTAGACTACACCTAAGAAAAAAATTAGGGGGATAAATAAGAAGATGAAAATTGTTCCAAGCATCATAATGACAGTGGCTTTCATAACACTGGCTGCGTGTTCTTCTCCAACCACTGCTGATAAGAAAGAAGAAGTCTCCATTACAAGCGAACCTGTTACTCAAGTTAAAGAACCTACGGTAGAAACCACTACTGCACCTGAAGTTCAGGAAGATAAGGTTACATCCATCAACAAAAACGATAAAGCGACAATCGATGGATATGCGGAGGTTTCAGTGAGTAGTGACAAAATTTCCAAAAAGATAGAACCATCCACACCAGGTAGTTACTATACATATTACGAATCTAAAGAAGATGATTCTACCTATTTAGCGATTGTACTCAAAGTAAAAAATCTAAATACAAGTGGCACTGTGGCAGACGAATTAGCGAATGTCACCTTTACATTTGATAACCAGTACGATTACCCAACCTTCAGCACTGTAGAAGACAAAGGTGGCCAGGATTTCACTTACAGTAATATCGTAAGTATTAGCCCACTCAAAACAGCGACACTTTATTATATAGCCGAGATCCCGAACGAGGTCGCGGAAAGTGATAAACCGTTAAAGGCTGTGATTAAGGCGAAAGACAATACATTTGAATATACAATTAGATAATCAAAGGCCCTCCCACACAATTGTTGGCAGGGCCTTTTTGACGCGTTAATTAGAACATACGTTCTTTTAGCGACAACAAAAATACCCAGTCACACAGACTAGGTACATTTATAGTAGCACTCATAGGAGAGAGAGTAGTAACATCATTCCCACTGTGAGTGAATTTATTCTTCTTCCACGTAAACAATTAACTCCCCTGGTGTAACTCCGAGATACTTGCAGAGCTTGTCTATAACATCTCTCGGGTACCGCTCCATTGAGTCATTATAGAACCGTCGGATCGTTTCGAACTGACAATCCAGTTCCCGGGCTAATTCCCTAATGGAAATGTTATTACCTCTTGAGTCGAGTATGTTTTTCAAATTGGATTTAATCACGGACAGGCCCCCTTAATATCATAATATCATGACGAACTAAATTTATCAATTTGTTATTGACGAACTTAATTAGTCATGGTAACATTGCCTTATTGACGAACTAAGTTTATCAGGAGGCGATGAGATGTTCCCTTATCTCGCAAGAATGGCTGAGTTGTGGTCTCTCAATAAGAAGCGTTCGTTAACCGATGCCGAACTTATTGAGTTGGATCAATGTATGTCCCTCAACGCCAAGCATTGTTGGCAATTAGCCCGGCTTCAGAACGAATCCTTATTGGCATCCATGACGGATGATGTTGAGTGGCAGCATGAGACGTGCGCTCGGCTGGAGGAACTACAGATCACTGGGAAAGTTACATATGGTGATGCACGATGAACTGTGAACGCTGTGGCGGCTCCGGCCGCTACTCCTCAGGTTATGTATGCTACCAATGTGCTGGTACAGGTAAGCAGAACCCTGAGTCAGTCCGATTAATATGTATAAAGGCGTTTGATAAGTATGGCTTCAATCCAGGTGACCGCTGTACAGGATGGGTAACCACCCCTGCTGTGGTCACACAGGAGATGCGATACATTGTAAGGAACTGGCGTATTAAGCGTGAATACACCATTTTAGAGCGTCATGTGAAGGAGTATTTCACGGTATTGAAGAATAAATAATTCAGGAGCGTGATTGGATATGAAAGTTAACCAAAAAAGAAATGTAACAGTTTCTGAGCTAAGTAATGTTATAAACAATTGTGAGTTTCTTCTGAGATTTGACATTGAGATTAAAGGAAGTGGTGTATACCTTATCGTGGAAACAGATACTGCAAACGTGGAATACAGGGAGTCTTCCCAAAAAGGTATGATTACATTTTTGTATCATCTGAAGTCTGCACTAAGTAATAATCAAGAGGATGTAGACAGTTTGATTTCGGAATTGATGAAACAACAAGAGGGAAGATGTTAAATGAAAAAGTTATTTTTAGCTATTATCGTATTTGGGATTATGTTCGCTGTAATCTATTTCAATCAAGAACCTGAAGATTATCGAAAGAAGCCTGTCGAAGAAAACACACCGGTAGCAACTGGGCAAGTTGTAGAACTGATCTTCCCTGCTGATCGCTATCCAGAGACTGCAAAGCACATCCAGGACGCCATAGACAGCGGTCATGCAGCTACATGCACCATTGATAGGGATGGTGCTGATGAAAACCGCAAACTATCCCTGAGAGGCGTAGAAACAAAGAAAGGTTACGATCGTGATGAATGGCCTATGGCAATGTGTGCTGAAGGCGGAGAAGGTGCAGATATCGAATACATAAGTCCATCAGACAATCGCGGTGCAGGTAGCTGGGTAGGAAATCAATTAGAGGAATATCCAGACGGTTCATTAGTAGAATTTATATTTGAGTGAAATGGAGGAATAGTGATGAAATTCGGATTTCGAAAACCAAGCCTGAAGAAACGTATAGCTGCTAGAACCAGTATTAAACGTCAGATCGTACATCGTGCCGGATTGAAGATGCCTCGCGGATATGGATGGTTACGCAATCCGAAACGAGCAGCGTACAACAAAGTGTACAACAAGACGACATTCGATATTTTCAAGGTGATCAAAAAGCTTTTTAAGTAACCAATCCCAAAAAGTAATAACCCATAACTTACCGCCTCAATCCTTTGTAGCAACACGCTATAATTGGGTTGAGGTGTTTTTATGTTTATAAGTCCTATGTTACTTGAAACAGCACCGGGTCCCTTCTCGCATTCGGATTTCATTTTCGAACCTAAGGTTGATGGACACCGGTTAATATATTCGCAACAGTCCGGATCCGTCCGGTTATATACTCGTCACAATAATGACTGCACACGTCAGTACCCTGAATTGCTGCTGCCGTTTGGCTCAGATATCATATTGGATGGTGAAGTAGCTTGCGCCGATCCAACAACGGGTTTGAACGATTTCGAAGCAGTCATGAGCCGCTTCAGCACTAAACAGGATAGTAAGATACAACAGCTCAGTCGTACGATCCCAGCCACATTTGCGATATTTGATATCCTGCATTACAAGGGTAAGGACTTACGCAAGCTCCCTCTCCTAGAGCGTAAAGCTATTCTACACAGCATTGCCTTGCCCTCTCCCTCCTTTGGCATCGTACCGCACATAGAAGGCGCCGGAGAAGAGTTGTACGCTCATATAGAGACTATGGGTATGGAAGGTGTAGTTGGCAAGCGCAAAGACAGCCAGTACGTAAGCAGACGGTCCAAGGACTGGATGAAGGTTATTAACTGGTCCTATGCCGATGTGTTCATTACCGGATACAAAAAGTCTGAGTTTGGATGGCTTGCTGCTGTTCCTGATCCAAATGGAAGGATGCGCCCAGTGGGAATTATTGAGCATGGCGCCAGTCCAAAACATAAACAGGCTTTTCGTGGAGTGTGTCAGCAGCTCGTAACTGGAGAGGACAAGAATCACGTTTACCTTGATCCCCGAATTCAGGTCAGAGTTAGAATGCGAAACTGGACCAAATCCGGCTTGCTTCGTATCCCTGTGTTTGATCAATTTATCGTGTGATTATATATTGTAAAGACAATACAGGAGGTGCTTTGTATGTGTGGTAGATTTACGATCACTGACCCCTTAGACGCGATAATGGACAGGTACTATGCATCTATAGCTGATGGCTTTGAGTACAAACCAAATTACAATGCAGCACCCATGCAATACATTCCCACAATTATCGGCAGCAAGAATGGTAACAGATTAGGTTCGCTCCGATGGGGACTCGTACCCGTTTGGGCAAAAGATGACAAGATCGGGAATAAGATGATTAATGCCCGGGCCGAGACACTGGCAGAAAAGCCAGCATTTAAACGTCTGATCAGCTCCAAGCGCTGTATTATTCCGACAAACGGATTCTATGAGTGGAAGAAAGAAGGAACGGCAAAGCAGCCAATGCGTATCTTGATGAAGGATGACCGCTTGTTTTCTCTTGCTGGCCTGTACGATACCCGGACAGATCCGGACGGAAACAAGCTGAGCACGTGCACAATTATTACAACGGAGCCAAATAGCATTATGGAAGACATCCACAACCGTATGCCTGTAATCCTGCGACCTGAGGATGAAGCTGAATGGCTTGGAAGAGATAATGATGATGTTCAGTCACTGCTTGCCTTGCTCAAGCCATATCAGGCTTCTGAGATGCGAGCATATGAGGTGCCGAAGGAAGTTGGCAATGTGCGGAACAACACTGAGGGTTTGATTAAAGAAGTAGGTTGAATGTAGAAAGAGCAGTGAGGCAGGTTGGTTCTCCATCCTGCTTTCTTTACTATTATATACACTCATCGTATTCATTTATTAACAAGATAAATTCATTGATTTATATGTCGTTTTAACACATAATCTAAAGATAAACCATTGGATGGTGATACATATGTTACTTAGTGACAGAAGTTTAAGGGTATTGGCAGAAGAACATAACATAGTGACACCTTTCCGTTACGAAAACTGTGAAGGCGCCACAATAAACCTCACACTTGATTCTAAAATCAAAAAGTGTATAAGTAAAACCCCGATTACTTTGGGTAATGAAGAGAAAGAATCAGATTATGAAGTAATTGACATCAACGAAACCTCATTTTCTTTGAAGCCTAAAGAATCAGTCATAGTTAAAGCAGTGGAATATTTTAATATTCCTTCCAACATGGTCGGGTTAATTTTTGAAAGATACAGCATAAAATTAACAGGACTTTCTGTAAGTCCTGCTAGTTATATGAACCCCGGATACCAAGGAACGCTTAGTTTCATTGTGGTTAACAATTCATCCAGGAAGATTAGACTTATAGCTGGTGTATCCTTCTGCCAATTGGCTTTATCGCCATTGGATTACCCAGCTGACACGCCATATAACAAACAAGATGCTAGATATTTAGGAGCGAGAGACGTGAGCATATCTAAGTTACATTTAGACAGGGAGATACAAGGATTCCTTGTATCGAGAGGCGTTAGTTCAGTTTCAGATGAAACAGCAGGAGAATTGGGAAAACATCTTATGAAAATGATTGATAATTCTGCTGATAGAATAGTTGAAGAACTGAAGAAAAAGTTTGGTGACCCAAAATGAGTATTAGTCTTAGGCAGGTTGTAAGAAAAAACCAAGAAGAAGCAAGCATGCGTAAATATTATGCTGAAAAATATGAAACTACACCTCCAGAAGAGAAGCAAAGGTTGCTGGATCACGTTTCTACTATGATAGACAAGGAAACTGATGATATTCTTAATGCATTTACAAATGAAGCATGGAAAGGGTCTACGGTAAGGAAAAAGCAGCGTAACCTTGCTATTGTGAATGCCATTCTAACAGCTGTGTTGACAGTAGGCATCGGTTATTCAGTTAATATAGAAAATTGGGTTATGGTTGCAATATTTTCTATTCCGCTGTTAGTGTTTCAAATTTATTTGATTTCTGAGAATTAGGAGATGTTCAATATGATGTACAGACATTTTAAGGGAGGCATTTACGAATTCCTTCAAACAGCAGAACATTCGGAAACTCATGAAATTTTGGTTATCTACAGGAACGAAGATGGTAAAATATATGCTCGCCCCTATGAGATGTTCTTTGGTAGTGTATATGTAAATGGAATTGAAGTGCCAAGATTTAAGAAAATAGAGGCTTCGGTATGTGAATAACCGAAGCCTCTATTTTTATTGTTGAACCGCTTTATCAATTTCCTCTTTAATAACCTCGGCAACTACTTCTTTACTAGCCACAGAAACGGCCTGTTGCTTCGGAATCTTGTCCAACTTCACCCACGCCTCCTGAATCTTCGCCCGGATCTCATCTGCATTAACTGTAATCCCCAAAGCCCTCAGACGCTTCAAAGCATAGTTAAGTGCAATGTCCATCTTATCGGGACCAGCCAACTCACCCAGTGCTGCCTCAGCCTTAGCGTACGCTTCTTGAGCTACACTCCACAACGCGTTTTGAATGGATTCAGCAGACTTAGCTTCAGCAGCCGCTTTGCGTGCCGCAATCCACGCTCCAAGTTGCCGCCACTCTTTAACCAAGAATACGAATAACATAACAGCCAGTAAGCATGCAACAGAGATAAGGATATTTGTCACAGTAGATTGAATAATTTCGTTCATCGTTTACACCTGCCCTTTGTATGATCTAACCATCTCGATGAATCGCGGTTCCAAGAATCCAGCGTTGAACAAAGTTTGGATCACTTTTAAATAAGATTGATCCTTATCATTCGTTGTAGTGATAGCTCCGACTGACTTGGCCGCCTGTAGAGCCTCGTGATAAGCTTCTGGCGGTGTTTGGTCACCGTTGATGTTAACTCGCTTCTGGAGTGCCTTCACGTCTGCCTTGAGTTGTTCAAATTCTTTCTTTTCCTCCGCTGTCATAGGTTCGCCCTCCTTTGATGGTGCAACTGGCTTGATTATTGATAAAGCTGCGTTGAGTTGTGCTTGAGTCGGTCTTACTCCTGCACGAAATTGTGCAGTCGTCAGTCCAAAGACCATTTGAAGATGTGGCATGTCTACAAATGTCTTCCAATCACCGCCCCATTCGAATCCTAATGCCTTAGCTTCTTCAGCCACTTGCAGGAAGTCTGCTTTATGATCTTGGTTATCGTCACGCTTTGTATCCCATGAAGCAGTCTTGCCGTCTTTGAGCAGCAATGCGTAATCAATCGCAAAACCAAAATTGTGAATGGAATATCCACCTTTGACCTTTGTAACGATACTTCCCGGTTTGGTCCTGCCTTGAGCATATAAAGCATCTTGTTCCGCATATGTTCTCAGGCCCTGTGTGATCAGGACCCAGATACCTTTGTTGTAACAACGCTCAATAAGCGCTTCTCCCAGTTGCCTAATGACCGGGTTAACCCCGGCCAATCGGGTTTGGGATTTAGCTTTCACTTGTTCCAGAGTCAACATTGTCTGGTTCCCCCTTTTTATCAATCTTTCTCAAGTACACAAACAAGTCATATCGCTTCGTATAAGTTAGGATAGACAGAATCACAAGACCTGCTGTGGTACCGAACATGGCAATGGTCCATGCGTAACTTTGGATTGCTTCCAAAACAGCACCACGACCCGTTAGAGACGTGCTGAGCCTAATCCAAATTGCAATAACCATCTTGAATGTGTATGCGCCCAAAAAAAAGAGCATCGCCAGCATAAATGCACTGACAACACCCGATTTAAAACGTTCTTTGAAATATGGAGCATGTTTTATAAGGTTATACACTCCGCAAATGGCTCCGATAAAATACAACGTAAGTAAGATCATATCAATTGTGTGCATGCTCCCCGTTTCCCCCTTTTTCATAGACCAGGTACCGCGCAAAGTGATTTTGCTCGATCTTCGACTTGATCTCTGTAGAGCATTCGCTGTAACGCTGCATCGCTAATGATGCTTTATGCTTTACTGCTTGGAGCTGCTCCCTCTCTTTCTCTCTATCTTGACCAGTCGGGAGTAAACGCTTGATCCATTTCAGTGTCACAATGTTAGCCTCCTCGATCCTCGCCAGAATCCTTTTTTAAGTTATTAACCATATTCAACAACGGCTCCATAAACTTTTCACGCTCCGCATTCATTTTCTCAGTTAGTTTGTGAAGTTGTTCTTGTGCCTCGTCTCTTTCTCTTCTGGCATCATTTATAGCCGACCTCACCAAATAGATGCACACGCCTAACAGCACGAACATCAATACCAAGGCCAAACCGTATTTTTCAGCCAGCGGAAGAACTTCCTTTAGGCTATCCAACCAGTTCATCCCCTCGCTCCCCTATCTCTATATATTCTCAATACTCCCCGTAAGCCTCCCAAACCCAGCTTGTACTCACTGCTCCATTTGTAGGCAAACAAAACCCATGCTCTGTTATATTTGGAGATGTGGTAATTACTGTGTCATTGGAATATTCAAACACTCTCCACACGCCTGTTGATGAAGTGGAACTGTCATTCAAATCGTAAACAAGGTTAAAATTAGTGCCGGATGCATTTGGAACAGCGTTCCTAGAGTTTGCATCATATGTTAGCAAGATACCTTGTGAAGAAGGGTTTCTTAAAATAACTTTCTTTGGTCTGAACGGAAGTCCAGTAATTTGTATAAAACTCCTCTTACTCGTTATTGTATTCCCACCCCTATCAACTATATCCATAGTAAACTGACTAGAGGAGATAGCAACACCTGTAATGAAAGGTTTTGATTCTGATCTATCAAACCCATCCAACCCATAATTATCCATTGAGTAGCTATCTATCCCTGGCATTATGTCACCTCTTTGCCGCTAATAAAAAATGAAGCTGCGTTACCAGCTGATTGAACTTGGATAGTTTCACCCGCTAATATGATTTGATCCAAAAAAGGAATAGTAATCGTGTCAAAAGCCTTTAGCTTGTGACTATTTATGATCTTCGTCCCTCCTAAAGTCATTGTAAAGTCTACTTCACCACTTGCTGCTGTGTTACAAATGGTAAGGGCTTTGAGGAAAGAAGTGGTACTCGCCGGAACGGTATACACAGTAGTAAGGGTTGTTGTTGCCTGCCCTTTCGCAAATCTTTTTGATGTTACCGCCATTTATAGCGCCCCCCATAGGTTTTCTTGATCTACATAAGCTTTAGCTTGAATTAGAGCGTCCCCCACTGCCTTTTCTGTTGCTACGAGCGTTTGAGATGTTCCTGTTGTGCTGTTCGAAGACTGTACGATACCTTTTTGTGTTGTAGTCCCGTCTGGTATTTCGATATTGTCCACGTCTGTACGTAACTGGTTAATCTCAGATCCGATCTGGTTCATGTCTACTGGTCTTACGGTCTCTCCTAAAGTCCAATTATCTTTTGCCATTAGGTTGTAACCTCCAATATTTCAAATGTTTCAAGCATTAGATTGTCCGATGTAATTGGGACATTAACTGGTTTCGAGCTTATTCTGATGTTTGTCCCTTTAACCTCGATTAGCGTTACTAATGAAATGTCTGATGCAGGAATAAGGAAATTGAGTGCAACCGTTGAATCGGTGACTTCTTTTACTATGAAGTCGGTAATCTCGTACACTCCATTAAGAACAACCTTCGTGATTCTGGAATTAAGGTGTATAGCCACATCGTTCAGTGCTTCTTGATCAATCACAGCGTCACCTCCGGTCCAAGCGTGGCAAATGGCTTCTCTCCAAGTTTCCATGAGTCATTCAATTTGTAATTCCAAGCTACTGTTCTGCGTTTTGTTGTATGTTTTATGCCGATTCTATGATTGAGAGATGTATTTTGTTGATAGACCATGTTAGCAGGTTTCACCGTTTTAACCGTATGCTGTACCTCTTTAAATAGGTTTGCGTTTTCGATGTTCGTGGTCACATATAGGATAAATTGATCCACATCTTGAGATACAACAGCCATACCCGGGCCAATCAATCTATCAAGTTGTTCTTGGAGCCATCGAATAGTAAACGGCGGTTTGGTTGACTGCCGGTTGATGATCCGTTTACGCCGAAAGTCCAATGGTTCATTTGCAGGGTCCGCCTGGATACGTAGCATCTTTTCACGCCGCCTAATCCCGTCTACGGATGCCGTCATCACAAACTGATCATCAATATATTTTTGGATCGCAGCAGATAAATTGTCCATCTCAGGTATTTCGGCATCTGTCAGTGCCTTGAAATCGTCTATCTCACGCAACACTTCCGGCAGATACTCAAGAAGTCTATTCATCTAGCGTCACCGTCCCTAATTGTGGCACTTGATCTATGGTCAGGGACAAATTGTTTGCCGAACCGTTTAGCAGTGTATTCATTACATCAACTACACCAGATACACTTAAAATACGAGACTCTATTTGCGCTACCCTGATTGTTAAAGGAGCTTCGTTTTCCCAAGTTTGACGCAGTACCATAAAATATGATTTGATAACATCTTCAATGTCCTGTTGCACTTGACCAATCGTCGTTTCAGCAGTCAATGTTAACGTAGTGCTGATGTTAATCGCCATCCAATTCACACCTACAATTGTAACCGTATGACCTATAGGCGCTAGACCGATACCTTGACCTGCAAAAGGAACAGGATCAACGATTTCTTGTATCTGGGCAATCAATGTAGATGAAGGCGGTGCATACCCAGAAGCCATAATGGTTGCCTTCACAGTGCCGCCACCTTGCCATACAGGTTGGATTTTAACAGAAGAGACACCGTCTAATTCCTTTATCATTTGCCTATAATCAGCCACATTACCGCCGAATGCTTGTTCATTTACTTCTTCGAAAAACCGCGTTCTTAGCTCTTCATCCAACTCTTCGTCATCACCTGGGACTAAGATCCCACCCAATACTCCCAAAACCAATCCATCTACGAAATCAACAGGAAGCAGATTGCCAAAGTCTTGGTTACCGATTGATCCCAAAGTTTCAGCAGTTAATACGTATTCTCCAAGACCAATCCTTGATGTAGCTGTATATGTGGTATCGTTCAATGAATATCTACTGCCTATCGGAATATCAATCAGAACATCATTTGGTCCATAGAAGAAGCCCTTCCTTTGCGCCGCTGTCGCCGGATACCGATTCACTCCAAAACCGGATGCAATTTGTGTCAATCGCTCTCCAGTTGAAGTCTCAGCATCAACTAAACGATTATTTATATCGATTTGAATATACAACTCCGCGAATTCCCACGCTGCCGGAGCTAATGCGTTATAAATAACACTGCCCTCTCGCTTATCCAGGTAATCCGGCACCCGGTCCAGCATGCGTTCCAGAATATTTTCAAACGTTTGATCCTCATACATCCCGGGTTACCTCCTGTTCAAAATTCCCGTATATCGTCACTACTGTGAATCTGATATCTGCTGTGTCACCTCGAAAATCGATTTGAAAGTTGATCACATCAGATATCCGGTCATCTTGCGTCAGTGCATCACGAATACTACGTGATAGTTCGGATTTGATGATCGATGCCGATGCACCAACCAACCTTACCGACTCTGTACCATAGTCAGTACTGTATATTAAGAACTCGAATCGCTCCGATTGTAGGATCAAAAAAACGGCCTGCTTTACTGCTTCCAGACCGTCTGCTGTACCCACTATTCTTTTCTTCACCGGATCAATGTAATAAGTTAGACCTGGTTCCTGTACCTCTTCAATCTCCTCATCAGCCACTATTTCGGTAACTGGTATCATGGATTCACCAACCTATCCATCACTACAAAATTTTGCCCACCTTGTACCCGGAGCATCAGTATTTTATCTCCGTTAGCTAGATTCAATTTAGATGCATATTCCGGTATGACAAGTACCTCTTCAGGCAATGTGAATCTTTGGTCCACAAGTACTTCAAATGGGCTAGTTGATGTGACAGTTCCGTATGCAATGGTAACTGGATTAGTAGAATCTACAGCCGCTATTGACACACGTTTAATTACGTCTATCATTGCCATTAAAACACCACCAACTTCAACTTCATTTTGTGATCAGAACCGTTCCAACTGTGTGAAACCTCATCCACAAGGAAATAAACGTTCAGCTTCAAGCGTTCAATGAATATCGGGATGGAACAACCAGCCCTCACCCGGATATCACCAATAGCCTCAACTGACAGGCTACGCATCTCCCGGTTATGGAGTTTAGCAAGCTGCGTAAGGCTCTGATTGATCTGTGCTTCATTCAGCTTCTCGTCAGCAACTTGGTACAACTGAAGCAATCCCCATTTGGCTATATTGGCACTATCCTGAGCAATGAAGACTTTCCGATTACCTTTTTTCTTATTGTTTTGAACAATCTTCACTTTGTTGTAAGTCTCACCGTCTATGCTCCGTTTGTAGTCGTAGTCCGTCATTAGGCTGTCATCACCCACTACAAAATCAAGTTTCCAGTCCACCACGTTCCTGATTGTCAGTTTGCCAAAGTCATCATAAAATACAAAGTTCCGCCCGGAGTGAATGAGCGTCAGATCCAAAGCCTTGTATATGGTATCAAGCAGCTTCTTATTATCCTCAACCATTGAAGGTATCGTATAACCGGCAGCCGGAAGAGTGCCTACCTTGAGTTTGAAGTCATTCGCAATCTTCTTGATGACCTGATCGGCTGTGGTGTTCTTGAAAACGTATGTGTCATTTGCCTGTAAGTATCGTATCTGGTCATAGGCCTTCACCTTGACCGCTTCGTCCATACCTTCGCTGATCTCAAATACGTAGCCATAAAACACTTGCTCCTTACCCTCAGTCACCCGAATAATATCGCCATTGTTTATAACAAACCCTTTGTCCTGATATATCCCACCTGCGACCAATGTAAATTCGAATGTCGCTCCGGCACCGATCCTGACCGTCTTCCAACTTATCCCTGCGGCCACAGGCGATATATCCCAGAGCTTGCCGTTTTTATTGTCCAACGTGATTTCCATCGGTGCCTCCTTTACGACGGTATTTTAAGCACCCGACCGATTTTTAAACTTTTAAGATCCGAATCCTTGATACCGTTCAGCTTCTGGATTTCTTTCCAACGTCCACTATCACCCAGTGTCTTCTTGGCCACTTTAGCCAGAGTATCACCGGATACCAGTTTGTACGTTTTAGGCTTTTGTTTGTCATTCGCCCGGGTTTTCTTCTTGCTGGTTGTTGTTTTCTTCTTCGTTGTGGTCTTCTTCTTGACCACGATCTTCTGTGGTCTGTAAAACACGTACTCTTTAAGAGACAACGTGTACTCAATTGTGCCGGGAGATCCCGCAACCTCTTTCCAATCAAACGACTCAATACTAGCCGCAACATTAATATCGAATGTGGACCCTGTAAAAACAAAACGGATGGGACGCTTGGTCTCCATCCATTTCAGTATGAGGTCTTTGTAGTAACCTGGATCAAATACGATATCTGCAGCAAATGGATAATCAAAGGCTGGAAAGATACTTGAGAAACTATACTCCGCAAGTTGCGGGCTTTTGATTACATTAATCTCTCCCAGCGCCGACACATCGTATTTACTGCTATTCCCTCCATTTGATATCTCAATCTCACCAGGAAGGATCGGTATCTCGAATCCTTCCTGTTGGTTGTTGTACGAAAGGTATATGCCGTATTTATCAGCCATTACCATACACCCCCGATGCGTGGGTTGATATCTCTCCGGTCATTACATCTTCGATTCGACTTACAATCGTATCGATGTCCATACCGTTGTTGATGTCACCCGTTTTAACTTGGATGGTCGGTGTGAGCGTCACGTAGTTTTGGATATTCTTCATTTCCGCCAACTCACGCATTGTTTTCAGATCCTCACTGGAGATATCGACTTCCTTCTCGATCTTGCCGACCTTATCCACCTTACCGATGTTTTTCTTTTTACCATCATCAGCCGCCGCAGGAGTACGGGCCGCATCTGCTGCTTTGTTCCACTCGGTAAAGTCGTAAGGTTTCCCGGCTCCTGCTGCAGTCTGTGCCTTTTTAGCTGCTTCAGCTTGGCGAGCTGCTTCGCGGTTGTCCAGCATTTCGAGGACTTTGTTCTCTCGTTCTACTGCCTTCGCAGCCGCTTCAGATTCCATTCCGGCAATGTTTGCGTCTCTGGATTGTCTGTTCGCCTCAGCTTCTGCCGCCGCTGCTGCTGCAAATGTAACCTGGTTGATGCCGTCTATACTCACGCCTGGTATTTTATTTAGTTTGTCAATCAACGAGTTGATTATATCGATTGCCCCATTTGCCAGATCTTGCAGAATTTGTAGTGACGTAACCTTGGCCCAATCAAATGCATTGGCAATGCCGTAACCAACCTTCATGAAGAAAATCGGAATCTTGTCAAAGAAGCCAAGGATTGCATTCCATGTGCGAAGGAAACCAGCAGCAAAGGCATCGTTTGTGCGCCATAGGTTGTAAAACCACATGATAAGGGCAACGATTACAGTAATGAACAATACGACCGGGTTCGCAGCCATGACCGCATTCCACACCGCCTGTGCGATGGCTACGAGCTTGATAGCTCCCCATACCATGAGTATAGCCTCACCAAGGGAAATGAGCATTGGCCCTATCCAACCCCAGTTTTCAGCGAAGAAGTTGTATATGTTCGTTATTACACTGAGCAAGTACATAGCGTTCTGCACTACCCAATTCAGGCCCGCACTCAGCATCGCAAAGAATTGATCGAATGTCCCGGCCTGGAATGCCGTGTTAAGCATTGTGATGAGCGGGAGCAGTGATTCCATTGCAGCAACACCAGCGTCAGCAAACATGGATTTCGTGTTGTTGCCTAGGATCTCCAATTGCTTCGCCGGGCTTGCCATCATAGTTTCGAATGCTTTCTGGCCCATCTTTTGTTTTTCGAGGAGTAGGTCAAAGGCTTTGATAAACCCATCCATATCCCCGGCCTTCCCCATCTCATCTATTCCAAATGCCCGAATGTCTGTTTTGGACATATTAAAACGTTCAGCCAGAGAAACGATATCGCCGGACATAGCCTCTTTCAAGGCGAAAGCTGCACCTTCAATTCCGTTGCCAGCGCTATCGAATGCGTTTAGACGTTGTGCCAGGTTGTTCAGTTTTGTGAGCTGGTCCACGTTTTGAGTCGTGGAGAAGAAAGACAAAGAACTCTGCAACGATTTATTAACATCTTGACCAGCAGCCAAGGCATCTGCTTTGAACTTTTCGAACATCGCTGTACCGACTTCCGCATCACCCGTCCGAGCAATGAACATATCTTCCATTTTCTTTTGTTCCATCGCTCCACCAACAGTCGCAGAAAACAACTTATGCAAACCGGCTATCGAGAGCAGAGTCGCAAGTACCCCTTGGAGATTACCTAGAAGTCCACTAGACGCATTACCACCATTCCGCATACTGCTATTGACTTGGTTTTGTAGTTGTAGTATTCGGGCCTCTAGTGCCGCTATACGCTGCAAAGCATTCTGCAGTTGTGCGCCGTTCTCTCCGCTGGTTATCCTTAACTGCCTTACGACTCGAATTAGACGCAGCACTAGCATTTGTAAATTTCCGAACATGGCCGTTAGATGCACGGGCAGTTCAAGGGTTATGTTCGCTCTTATGTTACGCAACTGCCTATCTATTTCTCGACGTAGGTATCTAGCCTGAGACAATACACTAGTGGCGTTAAACGAGATGTTAACCACGGATGATGTGAACATGTGACGAACTTGCTGCTGAATTGCCCGTATCTTATTCATAACGTCAGCTGAGTTAATAAGGATATTAACCACTGCACCGGGACCCATATTTCTTATGCGTGTACGAATCTGTTCGATTCTCTGCAAAGCCGTAGTTGCATCTATATTTATACTCATGCTATGGGATAATGCAGCCTGCAATCGTTGACTGTTTCGAACGGTGTTCTGCAAAGCTGTATTAACCGTATTGAGTGGTTGTGTGAACCGATCCATCAACTGAATGCCTGTGCTTACTGTAGCCAGATAAAATCCTCCTTTCCGTTCAAATAAAAAAACACCCTCATTATGAAGGGTGTCATTCCGAACTATTCAACTTTATTGAATATGTCAATAGCCTCTTGTTTTGATGTTTCCAAAAGGAACTTACCTCTGGATGGCCAGTCTTTAATTAGTTCGTTCTCTTTCTTAGCGCTCTCTATTTCTGATGCTGATGCATACTCGTATAATTTTACTGGTGAATTATTCAAGTAAACCATAACGCCGTCCTTAGCCTCAATCATACTGAATATCGGTTTGTCTTCCTTTAATTCAGCACCTGCATCAGTATAAGCTTTCGTGATATTTTCCATCGTTAAACTATCATCAGGAGATGATCCTGAAGAGCAACCCACAAAGACAATTGAAAGTGTAAGTATCAGACTAATAATCAACATTTTTTTCAATAAAAAAACCTCCGTCTAGGTAATTTTCCCTATCTTACCATATCGTACGGAGATTATGGTACTAGCGTTTCGCTTTAGCCATTGATTTTTTCTCTTTTTCGACTCTGATTTGAATTGCTGCAATAATATAGGCTTTTTCCTCCCGAGGCAGATTTATATATTGCCCCGGTAGGATTTTTAATTCGTGGAGGGCATAGTACGCTATATTCGCGTCAGTATCGCCCTCCTCAATTAGTTTTTTGCCTCTTCAACCAGGTCGTCCATGCCCACATCGAAACCAGACAGTTTGGTGATTTCCTCAACCAGTTTAGTAACTTCACCAGGAAGCATAACCTTGGCAAGATACTGTTCTGGCGTTTGTACACTAGCGGCTTTCAAGGATGCAGCATCTTTAAAGTCAGGATACACCGTGTTTTCAATTACCATTGATGTGGAGAACTTACGGTTGTCGAAGTGTGTTTTACCACGGGATTTTACCGTTGTGCATTTTTCCTGTAGGTTATTGTATCCAGCCTGGTCCATCGCTTTGATTTTAAACAGCATCAGTTGCCCGTCTTTGTCTTTAAATCGGTTTGAAACTGCCACCTCTTCAGTAAGTCCGTCTACAAAGTTATTATTCAGAAAGTCTTGTAAGCTCATTTATATGTTCCTCCTCAGGATAATTAAGTTAATTGATTGAATTCGTCAAGCAGATCGTAATCACCGAACGTGAATGGAATTTCTTCCTCAAGCATGTCGTCACTGTTTGCATCGAAGCTTGCCGCAATGACGCTATCAATATTGCAATCAATCAGCGCAGCAGTTTGTTTGCCTGTGGATGATCCGGGCTGCTCATTTGTGATTTGAAGATCAAAGAATGTATCCTTGCCCGTTTTAACATAATCCCGCATCATCTGACGGAACATAGATGTTACATAATACACAGTCAATGTACCTGTACCACTCCACCCTGCCGAACGTTGAGGCACGTTTGTTTTACCTAGAATTGGTACATCCACTTTGTTTTTTTCAATGGTTGCTTCAATCGCCTTAGCATAAAACAACTCTTCAACACGACCATTTATTGTTGCATAGGCAACAGCCATCTTGCCTGAGATCGCATCTTCTGCTTTAAAAAATGCCATATATAATCCTCCTTATCGGACGGTAACCGTCATATAGATTTTTTCGATGCTGTCCACCGGCTGAATGTACAGGTCAATGGTGATTGCATCTGAGTCAATGCCTGGAGCGACGATAATATCCGTTTGGGAATCGAAGTTTTGAATGGCTTCGATATTCTGCAAGTTAGTAAGGTAGTTGATAGCCTCTTTCTTGAAGAGGTTACGTCCATTGGCGTTGTTGCTCACTTTGCCAAGGTAGAACTCACCGAAGATCCGTTGCAGATCGTTATCGATGCCATCAAGAACCCGAAGTACCCGGTTCTTACGGAACTCATTACGCTTCTCCAACGTGAACGAGGTCAAGGTGTTTATATCCTGTTCCACCACTACGCGGCCTTTGTTCAAAGAGATCACCAACTCGCCATCTTTCAGCGCTTGGATGATTTCTGCATTGGTGTATTTCGGATATGCGTCAATTGCATTCGGGATATCCGTATTGGTCAGAGACTGATTGACACGGGCCGCTGCTGCCATAGCTGCTACTTCCCAAATCAGAGACGTTGCTGGTACTGTCAGGCCATCGTCTGTGATGATACCGTTCTTAAGGCTTGTTACACCTTCTGTATCCGCTTGCGGGTAGCCAATTACCATTGTTGTGAACTTCTTGCCGTCATTACGCAACCGCTCCGTATACGCCACTGCAAGCTGTTTAATGCTTTGTTCCTCGGTTGGGATACCAAGCACATTAAAGTCCTCTGCCTCAAACGCTGTGAGCGCATCCGAATATTCATTACCTGTGGATGTTCCAGCAGTACCGCCAGTGAGGTTAGCCCCCGCTGTGGCAGTCAATGTGCCAGTACCGCTCCAATCGATGTAGTCATTGGCTACCAGATTCGCGATGCCCGCAACCGTCTGACGGTCCAACTCTTCATTTTCCAAAAGGGTGTATACATCAAATGACCCGGACACATCCAAGCTTTGTTGGATAACAACCTTCAAATCGTTACCACGCAAGCCGCCGTATTTAGCCGTTGCCGTAAGATCACCCACGGTCGCCGTAGCTTTAACTGCACCCTGTCGGCCCAACCCATACAACAGTAATGTGTTTGCATGCGCCATTGCCGCCGCAATATGACGAATACTTGCGTCCGTAGCCCGGTAACCAAGCAATGGTAGCGCCTTGCCTTGGAATTCATCCGATGTGATTTTGATGATCCCTGTTGGACCCCATGGGAGAGCCGCTGGGAATGCTACGATACCGCGCTCACCGATAGAACCGATGGGCCGGGACTGACTTACTGTATTGGTGTATACACCCGGTCTGACTTTGTTCTGTGTCGTCCATGTTCCTCCAGCCATCTATTTAACCTCCTTCGCTTTAAAAGCCTGTACGGCCCGCTCTGCTTCGTCTAGCGTGTATGTCAAATCGTTATCAAGTGTCACCGCAAGGATATCCTTATCAGCTGCCACGAATCGATTAGCTGTAATCAACTGTTGCTTTGAATACCGCGAAATGGTAGCTTCCGTTTTTGTAATAGGTTTCGTTTCTTCCGCTTTGCTCATTTGAGCCATCCCTCCTGTGCTAAAGTTCTCATTTTCGGATCGTCTGGCGCTTCTTCCCATACCATGAAGTTGATATCAAAAAAGAAATGAAGCACACCATCTGTAACTTCATGGTTCGTGCCAGTAATCATGTACTGGTCCTGGTTGATTGTGATAAACCGGAACAAGTCGTACAGCTTCTCAGCCATGTCATGTGCCGCGTTAACTTTGCGATCACCATCAGGGAAGTAGTGGATATCAAACGTGTGATAACGTCTGAACCTCCGTCCTAACTCCCTTGTATGCTCCACAGGCAATAACTTCACAAAAAAACAAGGCTCCGTGAAGCCCTGCTTGATATCTTCGCCATATCGCTTGATATTGGGAAACTTTTGGGATAGCGCTGAGATAACGCCGTCCCGGATAATGTTGATTGTGACTACCTTCACGGCCTCAGCTCCATCCGCTAAATATTTTTTCGATTAGTTCGGCTTGTTTGCGTTGCAGGTATGCAGGTAATTGACGTTCGATTTCCTTCATCGAGATCTTAGCCATGAATCTACCTTCCACCCAGCCGGTTAGATCCTTGCCTGTCCGGTGACCATTCTCCACGTAACTGGCATAGTCCAGATTGTTGGATATCTCAATCATGTAGGTATCGCCTACCTTCTTGACTTCACCAACTACCCACCGACGCCTAAGATCGCCTGTATCCACCGGAGTCCGCATTTTAATCTTACGATCAGCGCGGTAAGCCATCTCCAACAAGAAGTCACGTATGAACTGATCAATCACATTACTGTTCAGAGCCGTTTGAACGCTCTGTGACAGTTGTTCCAGTTCTGAGTAATCAAACCTACCTAGCCGGGCCATTACGCTTTATCCTCGCGTTGTAGGCTTATCTCCTGATGGGTGGGATAAAGGAATGGTTCACCTGCTGTGTATTCACGAGTTAAGCCATCACGAGTAACGACGCATTTGTCACCCTGCCTAATCTCCACAAGTGGAGAAATAAACATTTTGGTTTCGTATGCTATGTTGTTCACTGATTCAGTCTGACCATTGGTACCGAGCGCCTTTTGGGATATCCGACAAGGGACCGCCGTATGGACCGGATATTCACCCGGGACAGTTTCGCCTGATTCCGGTATCTCAATGTCACCATAACGCCGAACCGTCACCAAGTCCTCATACATCGTTTCCAACTGTTGCCGATACTTGGCGTAATCAATCGCCACGTTACCACCTCAATCTACGGAAGGCATTAAGTTCACCTTGGTAATCTCTCAGCACCTCATCAATAACAGTAACGGTAGGCGTTGCCGGTGCGGCTGTAGTAGCCTTTGTTGGCTTGATTGACGTATCACCTATCTTAAGTTCGAAAGCCTCTATTGGCTCAACTGGAGGGCGCAGGACGTTTATTTGCTCCGTGCTTAATGCACTGGCTACCATAGCCACCCATACATAAGAGAGTTCGTCCGGGATAACCGGGATGTTGCAGTAGTTCATGATACGCAAACCGACCTCATCAACGTAGGTTCCAATGAGGTCGTCATGTTCGGTATCGTTCACATCCAATTTCAAGCGGCGTTTAACTTCAGTGATGATCAGTTCACGCTCAGCCTTCAGGCGTTGGATCTGCATCGCCCTCAGCCTCCGCATCTTTTTTACGTCCTCTTCGTGTTGGGACGTCATTACCACTAACCTCATGCACTTCGAAGTCCTCAACATCAACATCTGCTGCAATTACACCTTTAGCGATCATCTCAGCGATATCTTTCGAGTTTACTTCGATGGATTCACCGACTTTATATGGCTTTTTCTTGTACTTGATACCTTTCAGCAATGTTACTTCCATGTATGTTCCTCCTTAGAGGGAGAGGCCAACCCCTCCGCTTAGTTAACTGTTGCGATGAAAATGTTGTCCATGTTTTCGAAGGACGGCAGCACGATTTCAGATACGATCGTTTGAACATTGACCGGATGCGGCTCTTTAACCGTTGTGATGGCTACACCAGTTTCAACGATACTCACTTGTGCATCGGTACCACCGTTCATCAGATCCGCTTCCTCTGGAGTCGTACCGTACCATGTGTTACCCAAGTTTCCTTCTGGAATGAAGGTAACAACGTCATCTGGGAAGAACAGACGAGAAGCACCAGTTTCATCCTTGTACTGCTTGTTGTAAACAGCAACGTTCACGCCCAGTTTGGCTTGCAGATACTGACGTAACATGGAATCCGTCATAATGATGTTCGACCCACCGATTGGGTTCAGGTCCAAACGGATGCTTGCGTTACCCAATAGATAGTTGAATGTCTTACGCGTCATAATTGCACTTGTTGGGCGTGTACCAGTTTCGTCCTCGATCAAGTCCAACCAACGTTGAATATCTTGAACAGGTGTTGAATCCGGTTGACTCCAACGATCATCTGTAAGCAATGTTTCCTTGTGGTTCGGATTGAATTTGTAGTCATAAACATAGTTCTGACGGTTGGCCACAATGGAGATCGTACCAGTAGACAACAGTTGCATACGCATACGCTCCGGAACAACCTGTGCACCGCTCACCAATGTTGCACGGTCATCATAAATGCGATCAATCAGCGGTTGGTAATAAGAAGCGTTAGCAGAACTCAATACCTTCAGCAGTTCTTGACGCTCTTTCTCTCCAATGCTCATACCTTCACGGAAGAACGGCATTTCAGTTTCCACTTTGCTGAATCCGATGCGATCACGCAACGTAGCTTTCGCATCAAACGCCGATGGCATCAGGGATACAGGCAAACCGCCCGCGCCTTTAATCCAGCTCAGGTCCAATCCTTGTTGCTTACGTGCTGGGAAAAGCGTTTCGCCCAGGTAAGGGATGCGGTTAGAGTTAACTTCCGAGTAGTATGTTGCGATTTCCTTCGATGTGACAAGATCAAAAATAGTTGGCATTTATGTTCATCCTCTCTTATTTCAAAAATGTGATTTGTTTGAGTGCTGTAATTGCCGCCGCCGCTGGTGCAACAGGCAGTTTTTCCAAGTCAACAAAACCATGAATCAACAGAGTTCCAGGAGCTGGCCCATAAGTAACATCAACATCGTAAAATAGGACACCTTCTGATCCTGCTCCATTTACTGCGGTAGCCTTAACAGTTTCACTTGTCAGCACTCCGCCACCCATGATCGTACCTGCAGGAACAATCTTCTTACCCTCTGCGTTTGCTACAACCCCTGTGTCATCAACTGTGATAGCGAGATTGACATAGTGATCCAGGAACTTCGTGATTTGCTTTGTGTTGCCGTAATCCGTTTGTGTGTATTTCATTTAACCCAACCTCCATTATTGTTTGAAATAAGAATCCCTTGCTTCGCTGAGCGATTTCGTATCAACCGTTTTTGCCTGAGCTGCTTGTTTACCGTAGCTTGGCGTTTTATCTTCGCCTTGACCTGGTGGCGTCCCCTCAGCTGGCTTTGCACCTTTGAAAGCTGGCTTACCTTCCTCTTTTGGGACAAACAAAAAAGCCTTGCTTTCACGCAGGCTCGTTACTTGGTCGTCAAGTCCACCCTTGATAGATCCATCTTCGTTCAATTCAATTTTCGTCTTGTCCAACTGGTTGATAGCGTAATCCGCATCATGGACTTGCGAACCAATAGCAAGCTTAAGCGCCGTATCCAACCTTAAGGCCTTCATATCAGCCTCGTATTGCTCCTTAGCGGTTTTGTTCTCACCTTGAAGCGTTTCGATCTGCTTTTTAAACTCTTCACTCAATCCTGCTGTTTTACCAAGATCTGCAATCTGCTTATCTCTCTCTGCAATACCACCCTCAGCCTGTTTCTTTGCCTCGTTCACCTCATCGAACCGAGCCTTAGGCACAAATCCCTTCAATTCATCTGCTGAAGCTGTAGCGGCTTTATCTGCCAGTTCCTCACTCAATCCGAGTGCAATAAATTGTTCTTTATTCACGTTGTTATCCTCCATTTCATCTTCGCTTGTTAACCCGGTCGCGTCCGGTGATGTCTTGTTCTTTAACGTCCGCAATACCAAAAGGACGGCATAATAAAAGGCCATGACGTTTAGTCACAGCCCGGTTATTCGATTACTTTAGTGTACTCCGCTTCAAACGCCTCTTTAGTCATATGCGTAAGCTTACCAGCTACGTCCTTAACAACATAATCACCAACAGGCACCTCTAAAACAAGTAATGAATTAATAATTACGCGCAGTATAATCCCAACCGGCCTAAAATCCAAAGAAATGGGAACCTGTACAAAAGCCATGACGTCGTTCATGTGATTCGGATCTGATGGTGGATACCCTTGGAACTTAAGTGCTCTTACTTGCACACGTTTTTCATAAAGTTCTGCTGCCATTCAAACCACTCCTTAATCTATGATGTCATATTCGGTAAACTCCAATTGACGGCCCGACTGTGATGCTTTACCTTTGCTCTGCTTGGCAACGGCTTTAATCTCCGGTATCTCTACGCCATATTCCTTCTTCCATTCGGCATAAGTCATGCTGCCCGGTACCTCGATGTTTTTGCCGCTGGCATCCCGAGCAATCCGTATACCTGGATCATCGTCATCCTCGAAATATACAGTAGTGGTTGTCCGACAGTTTGGATGGAAAGGTGGAGCTGTAACGCCTGTTTCCTTCTCGCTTAGTTTGAATATCTTCAGATCCATTCCCTGGCATATCTTCGATGTACGCTTATCCAATGTGGCTAACACCTGATACTGCCCAACCAACCCGCTAGACTTGTACCCATCGAACGTTGCTTCTTGGATGATATGGGCACTCTCTGTGCGTATCACCCTTTCGGCGCTATGCTTGGCTACTTCCATGCGTGCTGATAGAGCGCGGGTCATTTGCTCAATGCCATCACCGCGAATCAAACCTTGTGATACTGTGTTGCGCACTTCTCTGGCAAGCTTATCCCGGTCATCCCATATTCGAGTGCTGTAGTTCTTCCCAAGCCACGGTTGAGCCACCACCTTCGCCACAGCAACCGTATCCACAGCAGCGAACGATACGCCGATACCCAAACCCTTGTGTACCTCGTAAATCGTCCGATAATAGGTGTCTGTGTACACACCCTGCATCAAGACACTAGCGCCTGTTTGTTGATTGGCTGCTAATACCTCAATCTGCTGTTGTAACTGGATCAGCAAGGCGCTCAGGCGGTCTATACGGGTCTTAAAGTAAACGTTGTTCAGTTCCTTTGTCCAAGCGCCATCAAGGTTACCCTTTGCCATAGCTGTGAACTCTTCAAGCGTCATCCTGAATTCTTTCAGCTCACCCTTCGTAAGAAGCAACTTACCATCGGCAAACGATAATTCGTTGTTCTTGGCGAACCGATAGTACCATTCGTTCAGATCCTTGGTCATAGAACGTATAGCCAGTTCATATTCACGGCTTACAGCATTGATGTAACCGTCTGTTTTATCGTATTGGTGCTGTGCAGCCTGTTCAGATCGTTTCTGCCAATACTTCTGTGGCTTCATTCATCCTCACCACCGCCTGGTGCTGTTGGTTTTTGATCAAACGCGAATTGCCTTGAAGCGTCTTCCTCCATGGCTGATTTATCCTCATTCTTTTTGCGTTCCATTTCTTCCTTAGGATCGGTTGTCCAAGGATGATTAGAAATGCTGGTCTCATCAGACAGAATACCAACGCTATTCTTAACATTATTTATGGCCTCAGTCTCGTTGATCGGGATATCCCGGTTGAACAAGAATGTCACATCATATTCAGAGAAGTCTTTTTCCAATTTGTTGTAGATGTCCTGATCCACAAACCATAACTCACGCTCAAGGCTAGCTTGGAATTCGGTATCGATCGTATTTGCGTCCATATCCAAGTCGGAATACATGAACCTGAGAGCAACACCAGTAGGGCTGTTACCAAACTCTTTTGATTGAGTATCAACACCACGTCCGAACTCGTAGATAGATTTCCTTAACCTCTCCACATGGTCAGCGTAAGCCTCAGTATCTATATCCAGTGAGACCGTATCAAGTCCACCTTCTCCTGACACCTTAACCATTCTGTACTGAGCGAGGTTGTGTCTCGCTTCACCCAAATCAGCGCCATCATAGTTTTTCAATACCATGATGCTATTAGGTAAGTCATCCAGGTTGTTAGAGTTAGAAGAAACCTTTTGGTCGTAGTCATCAACTAACGTATCCAATATCTCCACAAGCGGCATTTCTTCTTTATTGTACTTGTAGGGAATGAAGGGAACTTTCTCCCAGTTCATTTGTTGCTCTACTCCATTTGCGTCTTCAATCACAAAATGGCCTCGAAGCTCACCTGCAGTTACATATCCATCAGAACTAAGCTTGTCTTGTGAGAATGAAAGCATCCCGTTCAGATCCCAAAATTCTATGATAGAAATAGTCTTCTTGGTTTTGGCTTCATATACAATTTGATCATAGAAACGAATAAACGCATCCAACTCAGTATGAGCATTGTCCTTCCAAAGCGGAACGCACTCATGAGGGGGAATGATCTTGGTGCACAACTTTCCGTTTTCATCGTAGTAAACCTGCTTCCAGCCAATCCCGTTAGTGATTGCATTCTCTCCGATATCTTTCAATTGCCGCTTATATTCCTTGCCGAAATAATCATTCAGCAAATCAAGATACTCATCAGGCCCATCAGTTTGAATGCTAAACGGCTTGGATAGCAGATAACCAGTCTTCTGGTCAGTAAGTTTTCTAAGGTGTCCATGTACCAATTTATTGTTAGCAAGGTTCTGTGCTTCTACCTTTGCGCCGCCTTCGCCTATGATCCATCGCTTATGATCAAGGATTCTTGTTTTGTTGCGGTAATATAGCTGCCCTAATATCATCCACTTTCGTTTTTCGGAAGATTTGAATTCGCTAACCTCTTGTACTGCAATCTCTCGATTGGTCATAGGCGAGTTTTCATCCAAGTTGCGTAGTATCTCACTCAGTGTACTCATATGTACCTCCTTTCAACTTTATCACTGCACAGTATCAACATGTTCACAAAATCAGCATTTTGTAGTCATCTACTAGACCTTTACACCACAAACAAACCCTTATGTATCAAGGGTTTTCGTTAAAGAGGTAATTTAAGAGACTAGCATGTTTGCATTATCCTACACAAAAACAGCTAGAATTCGAATGTTGAAGGCTTGCGAATCTGTTCCATCGCATACCTCAAAGCATCCATTGTGTGGTTAAAATCATCAACTGGACGATTCAGAAACTTGCCTGATTTGTTCTGATCCCATACATAACTGGATAGCTCAATGCTAACGTTTGGACATTTAAATTTGTGAACGATGATTTCAAACTGTTTAATAAATTGGATGCCGACATCTACGCTGTCCCGTCCTTTATCAGCACCTTTAATCCTGCCTATACCATATCCTCTGATCTCATCAATAGATTTAGGCTCTGAAGAGTCCGCTATAATGCGTTCTTTCGAATAACCCTTCTCCTTGATGACTCTGGCTATGTCATTGTTCAGCATCCCGTGTTCATAATGCTCATCAAAGATGTATATCTTCTTCTCATCCTTGTTGACCAATGCACAAACCAAGGCACTTGGGTCATTCGTATAACCAAAGTCCAGACCGAATACAGCTTTGTATCCTTTTAGTTTAGCTATGTCATGATAGTTGAAGTCCTCTTCACGCCAATCCTCGTATACAGCACCTTCGGCAATGCCCCAGTCACCATCACCTTCAACACGATGTCGTTTAGGCTTATGCTCCTTCATCCAGGCAAACAATGCCCGGTCATCATCACCAAGAAACTCATTGCATCGGTAATTGGTTGTGATCGCCAATACATTCGGATCTGGCACATCAAAAAAACGCCTCTTCAACCAGTGCTTCTCATTCCACGGGTTAAACGATAGCGTTAATTGTTTGAAGTATCCTTCTGGCAACTCACCACGAATGGACATATCCACTTTATCGAAATCATCTTCATTCATAATCTGGTAGGCTTCTTCAAACCAAGCCCAGCACAAATAACCCGTATCCACTGTTATAGATGTAATGGACATCGGATCATCAAGACCACGGAAAAGTATCTTTTGCCCTGTGGGTTTATAGATGGCTTCCAACGGGCTTTTCTTGAATTGCCATAAGTGGGCAACACCCATACGATTCACAGCCCATTTAAGCTGTGCCCAGGTTGAATCCTTATGCGTATTAAACGTCTTCCGGAGTACAAGAGTATTGGCTAATGGCATTTTCATCATGTTGTATGGAATCCAGTAAGCAGATGTGACACTCTTTTTGGAACCACGCCCACCTTTAACTACTCTGTAACGACCTTTGAATCTCCAAAAATCAGCGTACCCTTTACCAATCAACTGCTGCAGACTTACCTCTTTACTCATGTAAATCATCCTTAAACACTACTGTTTCAGCCATTCTTTCTTTGTCCAAGGCGCTAACCTCTGCCTTCAACTTGCTGATGCGTAGCTGTTGTTCTTCATCTGCCGTTCCCTGACGACACATATCCTCATATTGCTTGATAAGGCTCTGTAACGTGGACATAGCCCGGCTCTGTGCGTTAAGGAATGTTGCTTGCCTATCCCAAGCAAACTGGAACTCCCACTCCTTCTCATCACCAAACATACCTGGCTTCTCTTTCTTCAGAACCTTAGTTAGATCATCCTTATCCTCAACATACATAATCTGTTGCGCCCGGATAATAGCCGTATACTGAATCATGATTTGATCCCACAACATATCCAGCGGTGATCGTTTCTCAATCTGCTCCATTATTTCAATCGTGTCAGCAGGAAAGTATTTGCGGAAGAATCCGTGTGTTACTGCCTTCTCGTTACCATAAGGACCACCATTGCCGCCTTTGTTTCCTTTGGCGTTCTTATTACCCTTGGGCGCTCCGTGTCCAGCAGCATTACGATTACCCTTCATAGCCTTGCTCAATGCACCCTGCGTCTTTGCGGATGCGTCTTTGGTTGCATCGGATGCATCCTTGCTCCAACTTTGCCTCTGTTTGCGGCTTTTGATTGTCGGATACTTCACATCGTATTTATTCGCTAAATCTTGTAGTGAGATATCGGTAGATTCGTATTCTTCTCTTATTGCCGTCCAATCCATGACTGCATATCACCACCTCCGGCGCTGTTTATGTTGGTTTTGCTATATTTTATCTGGAGGTTTGCCAACTGGCTCTTGAACCTCGCAATCTATAAAGATCATTTCATTATGGAAGGGTGGGTTTATACCTAGGTTCATGTATTCACCGAATCTACCCATCAGATCCCATATCTGAAAACGAGAATACCCCTCTTCGTCAACATTATCAAACGTGAACTCTTCTTCAACTCCACGTGCCCTGAGACGTTCATTCATTAAGGCGTATTGCTTATTTATTACATCCCAACCGGTCTGAGTTAGTTTAACCTTAACGTGTGCATTAAAGTTAGTTACAGCATCCATGGCTTGTACCTCCCTTAATCGCGATTGACTGAGATGAGTGCATGTCCATCAATTTCAGTTTTGCTTCCATTTGGCCAACTAATGACAGCTCTTTCATCAGGAGGAACAAGGAATGTGTTTATCCCTTCTCTTCGTGACAGTTCATCTTGGAGCTCTCTAGTGCTATAACCTACCAATGAAGATCCATTGTTTGAATCAGAAGGAACTGAGCATTTAACCTTAGGCATGTTTATATTCTTATAATCCGATATTTCCTGCGGTGTACCTTCGATTGTTCCATCTGGTCTGAGTTTCAAAGTAATTACCTCCCTTATGTTGGCTCACGAACATACCCGTGCACCTTAGTTCGCCGTCACCTCTGCAGCTTTTGGGGTTTAGATTACGGGTTAGTTACTCCATAATTCAACTTTTACTTTAGATGTCTTGATGTATCGTTCTGGTTGTTCTGCTGGCAGTCCTAATGGACTCAGGCGACCTGTGCAAATGTATTCTCCAGGTGTAAGCAACCCAGTGATTTCTTCATATGCTCCCACTTGGTCGTCATTCATAACAAGCACGAATTGCCTTTCTTGTGCCGCGTTGTACTGCTTACCAGTGAGCAAAACCAAGGAAATATTCTTCCTGTTCTGGCCTTCGTCACCCGCAAGTCCGACCGTATGCAGGGCCATCTTGATAGGTCTGTCAACGTTTCCACCTGCTCCTGCCGAACGATAAACCCTGATCACCGCACCAGCTCCCGATGTGTTGGATTGCAACATCGTAACGCCTGCGGTGCTATCGGATGTCTTTATGCCTATTTGCGCGGTCTGCCATGTATTTCCGGTGAATTGCAATGATTCAAGGGTGAATTTGATAGCTGTGAACTTGGTTGGGTCGAATTTAACCTTGGTGCGGATATCGGCGTATGAATTATTCGTCCTTGGTGCTGTTACAGTTATTTCACCTCTGCCTGGTAGTGGCTCAAATGTCGTACCAGCTCCTACAACCTCTGTAGCATCTGCCGCGAGTTTAGTTGCAGTTTCAAGCCAGGCCGGAATCGTTCCATCTGTGAAATCAGCTACCAAAGACTTGTACACCTTGCCGTATGGGATCAACTTACCATCAGGTCCGGTAATGTGCATGCCCTACACCTCCACTGAGTAGGCAAGGCCCACATTGTTGTCCGTATTGTAATACACATAGATTGTCCCATCGAACACCGCAACGGTCATAGACTGCATGTTGGTTGTTTCCCAAGGCAGTGTCGGAATGTCCATGATAAGTTTCGGCTTGTCCTTGAGCGTTCGCCAGTCATCCGATATTAGCGCGATGGCTGGACGTGCTACGGTCGCGACTCCACCAGAAGCATATGCGGAAAGCATGCCTAACCACCAGGTTTGACCACGGTAGACAAATAACCCCGCATTGGATCGCGAGAAGTTTTCGGTACTATTAAGGGTTGCGTCATTGCCGCCAAGCATCGGACGCGGATCACACAACCACTGTCTACCGTTGTGAGATATCCACATCGCTTTACGCCCAAAGTCTCCGCCACCCATTACAGAAAACCCGTACCATTTTTCTGCTGTGCGGAACACTGCGAAATACCCTGTGTGTCCATCTCCAGGGAAGTTAGGCGGCTTATCAAGCAAAAGTCCGACTCTTGTCCATGTAAGCATGTCCGTAGATGTCGCAAGTGCTGTAGATTGGTTTATGCCGAGTCCACTTTGTTGATAGTACATGAAGAACAGTTTTTCCGTCTCGTTCCACATAACAAAAGGTGTTTCTGTTGAATTACCTTCAACCGTATCAACATATACCTCACCATGTCGGATCCATGGGCCTTTAGGGTCGTTGGCATAAGCCAATCCAATGCCGCCACGGGCATTATGGTTCGTGGAGTACGTTGCATAAAAACGGCCTTTAGCGTTCGGAATTAAGTGACCCACCTCAATAGGTCTAAACCAATACATACTCCCAGTCTGCGCCTTTGCCGCTGTGTAGATCGGATCGCCTTCAAGCTTTTTGAACTGAGGGATGTATTGTTCTCTACCTTTGGTGTCTGAAAATCCATAAGGCGCTACACCTTCCCTAGCCTTGTTCGCTCTCGATAGAGCAACTACTGATAAATCATCAGGCATCTACTCCACCATCCCTTTAATGGACAATGTCCCTGTACTTGGTTTGGTGTAGTTAATGACAAGTGTGAATCCAGCTGGAACAGAAAAAGACACCACTTCACCGAGTTTTCCCGATGTAATGATGTCAGTTGGTGCCGTTAGTCTTATACCTTCTTTTGTAACGCCCTTTCCGCTCGGACCTTTTAATTGAAAAGACAACGTCGATGTCACCGCATCTGTTGAACCTGAAAATTCCAGTGTCAACGTCTTACTTGTCTTAGCAATGTACTCTGCAGATCCTGCGGTTGATACTTTATCCGCTAACACTATGCCTTCAGGCGTTGTTGTCGCAACTGGTAGCCTTTTCTCGTCTGAGACAGTAACGTCACGGTTAGTTTTTGAATTCCAAAACCTTGACAACAT